CGGAGGCATAGTTACATTCAAAGCTACTCATCCAAAATGGTCATTTGCTAAAGTAAATAAAAAAGGATTAGTAACTGAAGTTGCTGAAAAGAATCCTATATCAGATATTGCCACTGTAGGTTTTTATTATTGGAAAAAAGGATCTGATTTTGTTAAGTACGCAGAAGAAATGATTGACCAAAATGTAAGAGTTAGTAATGAATTTTATGTTTGCCCTGTTTTTAATCAAGCTATACAAGACTCTAAAGAGATTAGAACTTTTAATGTAGAAAAAATGTGGGGATTAGGAACCCCTGAAGACCTCAATTACTATTTAGAAAACATTAAATGATTTTAATATCACATAGAGGTAATATTAACGGTAAGCAAAAAGATAAAGAAAATAAACCTTCTTATATAGCTGAGGCAATAAACAGAGGATATAGCTGTGAAGTAGACTTTTGGTTTACTAAAGGTAAATTTGCTTTAGGTCATGATGAACCACAATACAATGTACCAATAGAATTTATGGAAACGTACTATAGACATTTATGGATTCATTGTAAAAACTATGATGCTTTAAGTAAGTTAATAGAAATAGATAGAGGAGGAGTTTACTTAAATTACTTTTGGCATGATACTGATGAGGTAATTATAACTTCTCAAGGCTTTATGTGGGCCAACCCAGGCACTTATATTGAAGGCAGTATTGCAGTACTTCCAGAATATAAAAAAGATAAAATAGAAGGTAGATTAGGAGTATGTAGTGATTATATTATTAATTATGAATAAAGCAGTTTTTATTTCTGGGTTCCTTTATGGACTATCTGATAATATTATACCTTTTTTAGGTAAGGATACTGATTTATTTGTGCACTCATGGCAAACGAAAGAAAATGAAAGATGGATAAAAAAATTAGAAAGGTATAAAAAATACTGCAATAGGATTAGATTTATGTTTACCAAACCTGAACACAAAAGAAAAAGAATCTCATACTTACAGTCTACTTTCTATGCTACGAGTTTAATTAATGATCCATATAAATATAAATCTATAGTAAAATTTAAACCAGACTTAGATACCGATATTGTTACTTATAAAGAAGATATGAGTAAAAGTTTTAGAAAAGCATATCTGCAAAATCAACCTTTATTAAACAATACTACAAAGGAAGAATGTGTTTACGGGTATATTCATTATAAAGCAATGGATGAAAGAGTTTTTACTTGTTACCCGTATGTAATAGATAAGATGTTTCAAGACGACGGTACTACAAGCTACCAAAATGGATTTATGAATGAAGCTATAAGATTAGATGAAAAACTTCAATGGTGGGTAGCAAAAGAATACGAAGGTAGTCTACTCTGGAAAGAACTATTTGATTATTATAATATTGAAGTTATACAGGATATTAATTTAAAATTACCAAATAATAAACAATGGCAATAAAAAGAAGCACAAAGCTAGACCCAATAGAGAACGAAGCAATATTAAATTTGCAAAAAAGAAGAAGTTTAATCGATGAAGAATGTGCAGAAATAAAGAAAACTGAACTATCTATAGATAATAGAATTGAAGTAGTAAAGGCTTTTATTACTAAAACTGATCAGATTGAAAAGAACCTTGTTATAGCTTTACAAAAAAGATATGGAAAAGGAAGCTTTGATTCAGCCAAAGGCTTATTTGTACCCCTATAATTTTCGAATAACGCAGTCTATTTATATAAGACAACGAATACTCTTTTTATAAGGTGTGTTTCGATTATTACAATATATTTATTAATAGACATAAATTAAACTAAACCTAACATGGCAGAAACTATAATCTCCCCAGGGGTATTTACTAGAGAAAACGATATATCTTTTGTAACCCCAGCACCAACTGAAGTAGGAGCATGTATAATAGGACCAGCAGTTAAAGGACCGGTAGAAATACCAACTACTGTTACTTCTTATAATGAATATGTAAGAGTATTCGGAGATACATTTGAATCAGCTTCAACTAATCAAGAATTTTTAACTTCTATAGCCGCTAAAAACTATTTTTCTCAAGGAGGAAATAGCTTATTAGTAGCAAGAGTAGTAACCGGAACATTTACAGCAGCAGGCAGCACTCATATATCTGCTTCAACAAATGGAAGCTCTCAGCCTTTCCAATTAGATACTATTGGTAAAGGAATAATTTATAACAACCACGATGGTTCTTCTACCAGCAGTATTTCTGCAAGTAGTGATAGTTCTCTAGTACTTGGTAATAGTGATAATTTGAGATGGGAGATCTCAAACATAAGCAATGCTAAAGGTACTTTTACAGTTTCAGTAAGAAGAGGAGATGATAGCTTGAAAAACAAAATTGTTCTAGAAACATTTAATAATGTAGATCTAGATCCTAATTCTACTAATTATATAGAGAAAGTAATTGGAAATCAATCTAAAGCAATATCTGGAGATAACGACAACATTATTACTTCTGGAGAGTATATAAATAAATCAAAATATATTAGAGTTAGTGCTGTTAATCTTCCTACTATTAACTATATTGGTAATAATGGAGCAAGAAGATTAGAAGCTCACACAGGTTCATTACCTATAGCACAATCTGGATCGTTCTTTGGAGCTCAAGGAAATATAGTTAAAGGTGGAATGAACTTCAACAATAATATTGCACTTGATAGTCAAGGATTAGTAATGGCTGATTATAGTGACATTATTACCTTACTTAATAACTCAGATGACTTTAAATTTAATGTAATTTCTGCACCAGGTATCGTTGATAATCATCACGGTGCTACAGTCGATAAATTAATTGACTTAGCAGAAACTAGAGGAGACTGTATTGCAGTAGTTGATTTACATGCTTACGGAGCTTCTGTAGCTAATGTAACTACTCAAGCAGATACTTTAAACAGTTCTTATGCAGCAGCATACTGGCCTTGGTTACAAACTGATTCAGCAACAGGTAAGAATGTATGGGCACCAGCTTCAGCATTTATTCCTGGAGTATATGCATTTACTGATGGAGCTAACGCACCATGGTTTGCACCAGCAGGATTAGTTAGAGGAGGACTAGCAGGAGTTATTCAAGCAGAAAGAAGATTATCTCGTACACAAAGAGATAGTTTATATGACTCTAAAGTAAACCCAATAGCTTCTTTTCCTGGAACTGGAATAGCAGTATTTGGTCAAAAGACTTTACAGACTAAGTCTTCTGCCTTAGACAGAGTAAATGTAAGAAGATTATTAATAGACTTAAAAGAGTTTATTGGTAACCAAGCACAGAACTTAGTATTTGAACAAAATACAGTAAATACAAGAAATAAATTCTTATCAGCAGTAAATCCATACTTAGATTCAGTAGTACAAAGACAAGGTCTTTTTGCTTACAGAGTAGCAATGGACGACAGTAATAATACAGCAGATGTAGTAGATAGAAACCAATTAGTTGGACAGATATTTATACAGCCAGCTAAAACAGCAGAATTTATAGTACTAGACTTCACAGTTGAACCTACAGGAGCATCTTTTGGAGCATAATAAAATAAATAACTATTTATAATAAATTAAAAACATAAAATGGCAGTATTAGACCCAAATGAAATAATGTTCAGAGCGTTTGAGCCAAAGGTGCAAAATAGGTTTGCCCTTTTTATAGACGGTATTCCATCGTTTATGGTAAAAAATGTAAAGGCTCCGAGCTTTACTGACGAAGTAATAAAGTTAGATCATATTAACTCTTATAGAAAAATTCGTGGGAAAAGAGAGTGGCAAGATATGGATCTTGTTTTATACGATCCAATCACACCTTCTGGAGCACAAGCAGTAATGGAGTGGGCTCGTTTATCATACGAATCAGTAACCGGTAGAGCTGGTTATTCAGATTTTTATAAAAAAGACTTAACACTTAATGTTCTTGGACCTGTAGGAGACATTATAGGTGAATGGGTAATGAAAGGTGCCTTTATTCAAACAGCAGACTTTGGTCAATATGACTGGACTAGTTCTGAAGTAGTTGACTTAAGTATGACTATTTCAATGGACTACTGTATATTGAACTTCTAATAAACTACCACATATATATCTTAGAACCCGGCATTTAGTCGGGTTTTTTGTTTGTCCCATAATTTAATTTTCGTATATTTATATAAAAGAATAGTTATAATTAATAAAATTTATGGAATCACAATTTAAAATCCCTACTGAAACAGTAGAATTACCATCAAAAGGCTTACTATACCCTAAAGACTCTCCTTTAAGTAAAGGCGAAGTAGAGATGAAGTATATGACAGCTAAAGAAGAAGATATTCTTACAAATAACAACTATATTTCAAACGGTACAGTTATTGATAAACTGCTTCAAGCATTAATCGTCACAGAAGGAGTAAATTTTAATGATCTTTTAATAGGAGATAAGAATGCTATAATGATAGCAGCAAGAATACTATCTTACGGTAAAGACTATAAGTTCAACTATGGAGGAAATGAGGTAGCAGTTGATTTAACTGAATTAAAAAATAAAGAAGTTAATATAAAAGAAGGTAAAAATGAATTCGAATTTATTTTACCTAAATCAGAAAATAAAGTAACTTTTAAATTATTAACTCATAAAAATGAAAGAGAGATAGATAATGAAATGAAAGGTCTTCAAAAGTTAAATAAAGAGAGTAGTACTACTGTAACAACAAGACTTAAACACACTTTAACATCAGTAAATGGTTTAACTGAAAAAAAAGACATCAGAGAATTTGTAGAAAAATACTTACTAGCAGCAGATGCTAGAGCACTTAGACTACATATGATTTCTGTGACTCCGGATGTAAATATGAAATACTACCCGGACGGCGTATCGGAGGGCGTTGACTTGCCGATAGGCATAGGGTTTTTTTGGCCTGACGTCTAGTCATAGAACTTCAATATTTACTCAAATACATGAAATAGTATTTCACGGTAACGGAGGTTACACATGGGGGGAGGTATATAATATGCCAATATGGTTGAGAAATTTCACTTTTCATAAAATCCAAGAACATTTTAATTCTGTAGCAGAACAAAATAAAACTAAAAGTCCTAAAAAGAAAAAATCCTTTGGACCCGATATAAAACCATCCTTTACAGCAAAGGCGTCTAAAAAATAGACGTCTTTCCTATTTATAACATATATACTTTATATGGCAGAAGAATTTAAAGGCTTATCGCAAGAACAACTTAATAAACTAGACCAGTTTAAACAAGCTACAGCTGAAGTATACGAAAGTTATAAAGCTATAAACAAAGAATTAAATGACGCTGAACAAGTACAAGATAA